CAGTCCTGGCCGGACTACGTGCAGGAGGCGCAGCACGCCTATGGTTACACCGAGGTCCGGATCAGGATCGTGCCGACGGCGGCCGAGATCCAGCGCATGGACGAGTGCATCGACTGGCTGCGCTGGCTCGATCCGGACGACGCAAAGATCGTCTGGCTGCGGGCCGAAGGAAAAAGATGGCGGCAAGTCTGTATCCATGCTGGATGCGTCCGGCAGACTGCCTGGCGGCGGTGGGCAGCGGCCCTGCTGACGGTGGCCAAGCATCTGACAGCAAACGAGAAGCCGAAAGCGAAGCGAGTCGCCACTGCCTCCACATCGGGTACGCTGCTATGAAGACCGACGCCGCATTCGACCGCAGATACCCGGCGCGAAACCCGCAAACCACGTCGAACATACTGCGCGACACATTCCGGCGTTTCGTCCTATGGAATGGATATGCTTCGGGAAGGTGCGCGCGGCTCAAGGAGTCCAGACGTCCATCCCAAAGACCAGCGGCGCTCCAGACGCCTCGCTCCTCGCTATCCGGCCCTGCCACGGGCAGGGCGTTCGCTGCGGAAACGCGCCACTGGCGCGTTTCTGGATCGCCGCTCACCCCCCCGCCTTGGTTCCACCCGGGCGGGGTCGGTATGCGGGGGGCAGAGGCCCGACAAGCCGCCAGTGCCAGACATTTTTTCTGGGTTTCCGCCCCGGGTTGCCACCCTTGGGTTGCCGGGTTGCCAGTGCCGAAACTGGGACACGAAACGACACAAAGGCCGGGGTTGCTCCCGGCCTTCCGCATTCCGGAGGCCGCCGCCATGCAGATCGAGATGATGCCGACCGACCGGCTGGTGCCCTACATCCGCAACGCCCGGACGCATTCCGCCGATCAGGTGGCGCAGATCGCGGCCTCGATCGCTGAGTTCGGCTTCACCAACCCGATCCTGATCGGCGAGGACGAGGTGATCATTGCCGGGCATGGCCGGCTGCAGGCGGCGCGGTCGCTGGGGCTGACTGAGGTGCCGGTGATCGTCCTGGACCACCTCTCCGATGCGCAGCGCCGGGCGCTGGTGATCGCCGACAACCGGATCGCCGAACATGCGGGCTGGGACGAGCAGCTGCTGGCGGCAGAAATCGCCGCGCTGCGCGACGAGGCCTTCGATCTGGAAGTGATCGGTTTCTCGGAGGACGAGCTTCACGATCTGCTGGACGGCCTGGACGATCCTGCCGCCGATGGCATGGGCTTCGGTGGCGGCGCGCAGGCGGGCGGTGCCGATCAGGACAAAGCACCGGTACCTGCCGCGGCACCTGCCGCCACCCTGGCGGAGCGTTTCGGCATTCCACCCTTCTCGATCCTCGATGCCCGCAAGGGCTGGTGGCAGGACCGCAAGCGGGCGTGGATCGATCTCGGCATCCGGTCGGAACTCGGCCGCGGTGAGGGCGACCGGGCCTGTCCCGGCGGCAGCCCGATGCCCGGCAACGGGTCGCGCAAGGACTACAAGCCCGGCACCGCGAAAGCCTTCCATGACGGCGCGGTCCTCGGGAAGGGTGGCCTGTCGGATCAGGTGGCGGCGGCCGCGACCGCGCGCCGCACGGGAAAGGCAGCAGCACATGGCTAAGGGACTGGCCCGGACCTTCGGGCAGGACCTGATGCGCGGCGAGCATGAGGTCGGCGGTGACAAGACCAACGGCGGGGTGCTGATGCCGTCGCACAGCTCGGGCGACCCGAGCTTCTATACCAAGAAACGTGCGAAAGAGGCCGAACTGGGTCGGGACCTGACCACCGAGGAATTCCTCGCCGATCACTACCAGCCGTCCGAGGCACCGACCGCCTCGGGCACGTCGATCTTCGATCCGGTGCTGTGCGAGATCGCCTATCGCTGGTTCTGCCCGCCGGGCGGCACCGTGCTGGACCCCTTCGCGGGCGGATCGGTGCGCGGGGTCGTGGCCTCACGCCTCGGTCTGTCATACGTCGGCGTGGAACTTCGCGGCGAGCAGGTTGCCGCGAACGAAGCCCAGGCCGGGTTGAGTGGCGGCCCCGCCCCGCGCTGGATCACCGGTGACAGCCGCGACATCGCGAAGCTGGCCAAGGGCGTCGACGCCGATCTGATCTTCTCCTGCCCGCCCTACTGGAATCTGGAAGTCTACTCCGACGATCCGGCGGACCTCTCAACCCTCGGCAAAGACGCCTTCTTCGCCGCCTACGCCGCCATCATCCGCGACACCGTGGCCCGGCTGCACGACGACCGTTTCGCCGTCTGTGTGATCGGCGATGTCCGGGATGCCGACGGGTTCTTCGTCAACCTGCCTGGCCGGACCGTGGAAGCCTTCGAAGCGGCAAGTGCCAAGTTCTACAACGACGCGATCCTCGTCACCGCCGTCGGCTCGCTACCGATCCGCGTCGGCCGCCAGTTCACCGCCTCGCGCAAGCTCGGGAGGACGCATCAGAACGTGCTGGTCTTCTGCAAGGGCGATCCCAAGCGCGCGACCGAGGCCTGTGGGCAGGTCGAGTTCGGTGAGATCGAAGAGGAAGCCGACGAAGAGGAGGACGCGGAATGATTGCCCCGATCCTTGAGGTGCACCGCAGCATCACCGTGGTGCGCGACGATCTGTTCCCCGGCGGCACCAAGGCCTGGTTCATCGGCCAAGTATTCGACGGCGTGGCGGAGGCGGTCTATGCCAGCCCGCCCGAGGGCGGCGCGCAGACGGCACTGGCCACCGTCGCCAAAGCGCTGGGCAAGCGGGCCACGATCTTCGTCGCGCAGCGGGCAAAGCCGCATCCGCGAACGCTCGAGGCCGCGCGCCTTGGCGCGAAGGTCGTGCTGGTGGCACCCGGATATCTGACCGTGGTGCAGGCGCGGGCGAAAGCCTATTGCCGGGAAACCGGAGCCTTCCTGATCCCGTTCGGTGCCGACTTTCCCGGGGCACCCGAAGCCATCGCGGCGGCAGCGCTGAGGACGGGCGAGGCTCCGGACGAGGTCTGGTGCGCCGCCGGATCGGGCGTGCTGGCGCGCGGGCTTGCACTCGCATGGCCGGACGCGCAGCGGAATGTCGTCCAGATCGGGCGGGAGTTGTCGCCTCGCGACGTGGCAGGGGCGCGCATTCATGTGCATCCGAAGAAGTTCGGAGACCGCGCCGTGATCGGAGCGCCGTTTCCGGCAGACCCGCACTACGACGCGAAGGCTTGGGAGTTCTGTGTCGCGATGCGCGGCCCCGGCAAGGTGCTGTTCTGGAACGTGGCACCGCTGGCGAGGGGGTAACTGACTTGCAGCCTTCAGGCTCGCCCACTATCTTAGCTTTGGGATTCAGTTCGGCGGTAAAGTTTGCCCCTGAGACCCTGAAGAGAGTTGTGACGTGGTTTGCGTCCCTGCTCGTTATCACTGTGTTTAAATTCGATGTCTTTGGCATTGCTATCAGCATGGAGGTCGGCATGGATACAATCATTCGTCTTAAGGATGTGGTTAAGCGTACGGTTCTGTGATCCGAGTAGGGGCGCGCAAATCACGTCGGCAACCGAATTTGGGTGGATGGGTAGACGAGCCGGAAGACCGTAGGGGGGGTGCAACTCCCCCCCGTCACACCTCTGATTTCTTGAACTAGGCAGGACGTGGACGTCCGACGGCTAGTGAAGCATATCACCCAGCCCAACCGCCTCCAACGCTGCCTTCAGTGCCGGATCGAAGCCGGGATCGATCCGGGCCGGGCCGTAACCGTGATCCCGGTTCCAGCGATCGATCTCGCGCAGGGCGGAGGCGAACTCTTCGTCGGTGTCACATACGGTGCGGTTAACATCGCCTTCGGCAAAGTTAAGGATCGTGCGCTCAACGGGCGAGGCCCATGTGCCGAACCACGAGGCATCCTGTGCGGTATCGACCTGCGCCCATCCCCGGGCGCAGGAGCATAGGTCGAAATCGTAGCGATAGCGGTCGCCGGGCTCAAAACTGCGGATGATCTTCATGCCCGGCCGTCCCGGGCTTTGATCGCGAGCACCGCGAGGTCGCGGTAGCGGGCCAGCGCCTTGGGGCTCGACGAGACCGGGTTGATCGGGACCTCGCGCAGGCCCTCGATGTCGCCCCGCTCGGCAAGAGCGATCAGGCCCTCGAGCTTCCCGCGAAAGCGGGCGTGGGTCGGCGCGGAAAAGTCCGGCGGCGTCGGCAAGGTGCCGGCCTTGGCGGCTTCCATGGCGGCGGTGGCCTTGGTCCGGCGGCGCTGCGCGTCGGAGGTCAGGGCGGGGGCGGCGGTTTCCGGCGCGCCCGTCTGGCCGGCTTCGACCGGCACAGGGTCATCCCCTGTCTTGCCCTTGAGGGCGGCTTTCAGGATCGCCTCGGCCCCGCCGAAGCTTTCGAAGGTGAGCGCCCGGTCGAGGACCTTGGCGGTGGCGTCGGGATCGCCGAGGGCCTCTGCGAGGGTCTTGGTCAGCCGCTCGACGGTCTTCGCGATGGTCGCAAGGCGTCCGCGCGGTTGCCCGTCGATCAGGACGGTCAGCTTGGTGAGGTCGGAGGCGGAGAGGTTCGTCATCGCTTGGGTTCCTTTCAGGCGTTCTTGATATGGGCGGAGCGGCCTTCGGCGGTCACCGCGTAGACCATCGTGCGGCGATCGCCGAAGGTGGCGGCGAAGGCCTCGGCCAGCGCGAGGGTGGCGAAGGTTTCGCGGCTGCGGTCGCGGGGCGTGCGGCCCCGGACGGCGACGAAATGGTCGGCTTTGGCGAGGCAGAAAGCCTCGTGGCCGGTCATGGGCGTGGCG